GCAAAACATCATCAACCGTACTGGTTACTGCACTCTTCCCAGACGATCCTAGTGCTACTACGGATAGTGATTGGGATGCGAGCGATGCTTACGTCATACAGCCACAGGGAAGGTTTAGAATTGTTCTGAACCCTCCCCCAAGTACGGCAGGTCACACAATAACACTTTATTATGTACAGAAACCAACCCCTGTATATTCTAATTTCGGGACATTCAGGTATCCACAGCATCTTGATTTAGCCACTGTTAAATATGCAGCATGGTTGTTTAAATATAAAGATAGAGAACCCAGCTTTGCTGATAGACTATATCAGATGGCTGAGATGGAGATGAGAAGGGGTAAGCATGGTGTTGATAAGGCACTTGTTAGGAGCAAGGTTAGAATTAATATGTTAGCTAGGAACTGATAATGGCAAAGACAACATCAAAGGGAACAACAAAAAAAACCGACAAACAATTAAAACCGTTTCAACTTGGGATGACAGGAAGACTTCTTTCTGCTATAAATTCAGTACGCATTGTTACAGTTGGTGGTGGTTCTGGTACAACGGAAAAAGCCACCACTATTGATAACTTTAAGACCTTAAAAAATATACGATATACCGATAATGGTATTCGTGGTATAAGGGGTATGACCAAGATAAACTCAACGGCTTTATCTACACATCCAAGAATAAAACACGTACACCAGTTTAAAGAATCAACCCAACATATACTGGCACAATCTTATAATAGCGGAGAAACACAATCTAAGATATATAGGAATGATACCACTGTTCCTGGTACTGGCGACTTTAATGCGACTGCATTACATACAGACGCTTCTACTGCTGGTAAAGGTAGATTTGCTAATTGTCTATTGGGAAGGGTTGTTTATTGTAACGGTGCGGAAACGATGGTGTGGGGTGGTGATAAAGCAAGAGTGGCAAACTTTACAGTTTATGACCCCAACGGGACGTTTCTTTATGATTACACCGAACAGGTACAGAACACACTATCTAGTGCATCTAATGTGGCTACATTAAAGCGTGTATTAGGTATAGGTAGTGAGACCAAGTTACTGTTACATTGTGACGGTTCAGATGAATCTACAACAATAACAGACAGTTCTCCAACTACTGCTCATACAATGACAGCAGTTGGTAATGCAAAACTTGATACAACTATAAAGAAGTTTGGGACTGCCAGCCTTCAGATGGATGGAACTGGCGATTGGGTAACGGCCCCAGATGATGCAGACTTTGTATTATCAGGCGGTATATGGACATGGGAAGGATGGGTTTATTTAAACAATTTAAGTGTAGATCACGGGCTATTTTCTCAGGCTAAAAGTTCTGCCACTTCAGATTATATACAGGTATATATAGATACAAACGGAGCTATTAATCTTGATATAAAAGAGACAACGGCTGCAACAGGAACAGTCACTCTTAACTCAGGTGGAGCTGGTTCTGTAGATGGTATAACCGTGAATAGTGTGGCCATAATGTCTGGTGCTGAATCTTTTGATACTGACCTCAGTACTACAGCTACAAACGTGGCAAGTAATATAACTGCCAATACATCATCTCCTAATTACACAGCAACTGCGGATGGTGCTGTTATAACAATTACAGCCGTTACAAAGGGCGCAGCAACTAATGGATATGTAGTTTCAAGTTCAGCAACAACAATAGCAACTACGGATGTAAATATGAGTGGTGCTGTAATTGATGCTATAGTGGATTTATCCACACCTAATAGTGTTATATCTGCAACAACGTGGACACATGTGCGTGTGCTTGAAAATGGAAATGATTATTATATATTTGTTGGGGGTATATCAAAGGCACGTGTAACCACTGCAAGTAGAACAGAATCTGTAGTAGCTTATGATTCAACCGTGTTTGTAGGGGCGGCACATGATGGTACAAGTACAACCAAACCTCTTAATGGATATTTAGACGAAGTAAGATTGACTAATACAGCACTCTCTACAACAGACTTTGATGTTCCAGCTAGTGCGTATGGTACATCAACGGCTGATGTTAATATAAGGGTTGGTGGTATATTGCCTTTATCTGGTTTTAATTTTACAGTTTCAAATGCCAATACATCTACAGGGTCATTAAGTGTTTATTACTGGAGTTCTACTAATGAATGGACAACGGTTACCAACCTTACTGATAATACAGCTTCTGGTGGTATTCCCCTGGCCCAATCAGGAACCATTACATTTGATTCAACAGAAGATATTGCCAGGCAGAAAATTATAGATGGTGTTTTAGGGTATTGGTATAAAGTAGAAATTACAGATGCTGATGCTGCTACTGCTATATCTACTGTAAAGGTGATTGAACCTTTTCAGAAGTTAAGAGATTTTTGGGATGGGCAATTTAGATCAGCAGGTTCTTTTCAGTTATACGAAGACGGTATATATAAAGATAATACAACAAATATATTTATGGATGATTATGTATATGATGATATTTCTGGTGGTGATGAATCGTCTTATACAATTATGAATAATCTTGCATCTACTGAATATGTATTATGTGGTTTTGTAGAAAGACAACAGGGACTTCATTGTAAGTTAATACCTAACCATACTAATACTACAGCAAGTACAATTCTTACTGTTTCATATTGGGATGGGTCTGACTGGATTTCAGTGGGAACTGTTAATGACGGTACATCTACTGAGTCTGTATCATTTACCAAATCAGGATATATAACATGGAATCCTGTCGCAGAAAATACAGAGTTTAGAAAAGAGATAAACAAAGAAGACCCTCTATATTATTATAAACTATCATGGAGTCAGGCTTTTACTGGAGATGTATTACTCCATCACTTCTCAGGGATACCAGTACAGAAGCCACTTGGAAATTATATATTTCCTTTGTACGCACAGGGAAGGACATTCTTATTTGGGGATAAGACTGATAGAAAAAACAGGTGTATAGCTTCTTCCCTTGGGACACTTAATTGTTTTGCTGGTACAGGTTCAGGTGATGGGCTTATATTTGGAGATGACACCGAGGTTGTTGCGGCTGCTGAAATATATATCAATCTTAATATAGGGTCAACAACTTATATATTAGTGGCAAAAGCAGGTGCTATGTTTGTGGTGTCTGGTTCAAGCCCAGAAGACTGGGTTATTACACAGGTGGATAATACTGTAGGATGTTCTGCCCCGTACACATTCAAGGCAAGCCCTGTTGGTCTAGAGTTTTCTCCTTTACAATCACAACAGGTTATAGTATGGCAATCATCAAATTCCATAATGATGTATGATGCATCATCTATTTATCCTATTTCTTCATCAATTAGTAATTACTTTGACCAGACAAAATCAGAATCTATAAACCTTAGTAAAGTGGCAGATAGCTATGGTTTTTGGGATAATACTAATGGTAATTATGAGTATCACTGGTTATTTGCATCTGGTTCTTCTACTACACTTGACAAGGAATTGGTATTTGATTTAAGAAGGCAGAAGTGGTATGAAATTGACAGGGGTAGTGGTAACAGGTTACAATGTGGAACTGATGTTTCTGATTCTTATGGTGCTCACTATAGTTATGCTGCAACTAATTCTGGATATTTACAGAGATTGGAAAATGGAACTGCATTTACAGGAGATGGTGGTGCTATAACATATGAGTTTGAACTTGGAGACTTACCTCCTGCTGGCAGTTTAAATATGGAAACAATATTAAGGTATATAAGACTGGTTATGGTTACCAAGGGAACAACTTCCAGTTCGGTTACCGTAACCCATTATGGTGATATGAACCAGACAGGAAAAACAATTACCCTTTCTCCATCTAAATCAGGATATGATTCAACAATGCCAGCTCGCAGTGTGTCTGGCTCTACATGGGGAAGCCATGTGTTCCACAGGTTGAAGTTTACAATCAGTACTGATGATGAGACGATAGGATTTGAACCGTTATGGATTAGCGGTCTTTATGAATTAAGTAGATATAGATTAAAGGATTAAAGGGGGATATGATAAATGGCAGGACTAGGTTTACAGGAAGAATATAAATCTGGAATGACAGGGGGGTTAGCTCCACAGGCTGAACAGCAACTTGCACAGACTGCTGCCAGGCAGCGGTTTGCAGGTAATGTTAATTTTGGTGAGACTGCGAGAAACAAGCAACTCCAAACGATGCTTGCGGCTCAATACGGAGAGCACTCTAAAAGAGCTTTTAGATACAAAGAATTAGCACATAGAAAGGAACTGGCAACAGAAGCTAGAAGACAGTTTGATACACAGCTTGCCCAGCAGAAAGAAATGCAAGAAGCGCAGATGCAGTTTGATTACAGAAATCAACGAAGAAGCGGTAGCGTTTTAGGTTCTATGTTTGGTAAATAATGAAAGAGCTTAATGTAATCAAGACACCATATGAAGAGTTCTGTGGTAACCTGCATCTTAAAGATACAGATGAACCTGACTTTATATATACATGTGATTTAGATGATGAATATATAGGGTTTATGATTGCATATAAGCATAATAAAGAGTGTATATATCTTCAGTATGCGGCATTTGATGAAAAGTTCAGGGGTTATTACGCACCGATATTGTTTAACAGGATTGTAGATAAGGTACTCGATGAATATAAAGGTATCATATGCAGGATAGAGAATACAAACATTAAGGCTATTAAGGTAGCTCTTAATGCTGGGTTTTTAATAATAGGAACTAGATTTGATGGAACTTTGTTTGTTGAATTAATGAAAGTTAAAGAGGAGAAATAAGATGGCAAGACTTATAGACACGAAGAGAGATCTTGGTAAGGTAATAGGAGGTCTAGCAAAGGGAGCAGTTGGGTTCTCTGGTATTGGGGCTCCTCAATCATTCTCAACAGCAGCTGAGGGTCCTCATGGAAAGAGAAAGTTCAGGATGGGTGAGAGACTGGCCAGGGGTGTGCATGCAATGCAGGCAGATAGTGTTGGTGACTTCCTTACAGAAGAAGCTACGATTGAGAAGTCCAAGACTGCAACAAGATATAATGCTGCTGTAGCAAGAAAATATGAACTGGAAAACGAAGCAGCTAACAAGCCCTTTCACTGGGGTGAAAAGCTTAATAATGTTGACCCAACTGGTGCTTTAACGGAAAAGATAGACGGATACTTAAAAAATAGTGGGGTTGATTATAACGGTGATGGTACTATTACCGAGAAGGAGTTTCAAAAAGGAATACAAAAAGGTTTAATTGGGATGGATGAAATATCTGGCATGGTTCATGAAACAACATCAACCACGGCAGGAAGGGTAGAGAAAATGGGGGGAGAGGTAAATGCCGCATTGGAAAAGTTAGGAGAAAAACCTTCTGCACAGCAACAAACACAGGCTGGTAGTGCAGTTGGTACATCGGTATTTACAAGAGAAGACTTCAACGATCCATCCATTGCAGCTTTATATCCAAAGATAGCAAAGTTGATAGCCGCAGAAAACCAACTAACGGAAACCCTGGAGGGTCAGAAAGAGGCTTATAGAAGAGCGAGTAGCTTTGCTATGAGAGGAAAACCTTTAACCATGGATCAATTAAAGTCACAAGCTACTAATGCTTTTGCAAAGCAACTTCAAGCTCAGAACGGGGCTTCTACCCCAGATGCACTTATAAATGCCATTTTAACAGTGGGTGATAAGACTTTAGAATCAGCATTTATATCACAAACAGGAAACAGCATGGCATCAACACCGCTTGATGCACTTCAAAAGATGACTGATGATACAAAGATGGGAATAGCTGGAAAAATATTTAAAACCGATATATTAGCCCAAACATACTATGAGGATTTATTTGATGGAATTATGGAGAAAAAACAGGCTGATGCACAAGCACAAGCTCAATGGGAAAAGAATAAAAATACAGTGCAATACGAGGGAGGCACCATGCCATTAAGCCATATGCAAGGTGGCCAATCAATAGCAGATGAGCTGAGTACTGGGTTGAGTGAAAGAGATGAAGAGACTCTTAGACAGATGCAGATGGATCGAATTAACGAATAATGGGGATATAAATGAATACACTTAGAGATTTGCTTGAGATGGCAAGAGATACTAATTCAGTAGGAATGTTATCGCCAGAAAATAAGGAAAAATACAATATGGCCATTGAAGAGGGCTTGCTTAGGGAGAGTGCACAGCCTAGAAGCATCACACTGGACGAGGCAAGTGATGAACCCGAAGAGCCTGTTGTACCAATTCCTGATGATGCTCAAACTGTAAGCCGTGACCAGGAAACAGGCAGAATGACAATGGGACCCCAACATCCCGATTTTGCAAAGTCTATTGATACTGATAGACAGGCTGGTTATGGTACATATCGTGCTACATCAGGAGATAAAGAAGGATCCTTATTTTCCCTAAAGCCATCTTCTTTGCGTTCAGACTATACAAAGAAATCTAAGTATGGCTGGATTGGCGAGAGAACAATGACTGATGGTAGCGACCGAAAGGTTACAGATTTAGCTGCCAGGGGTAAGCTTATGCATAACGGAGAGCTTGTTTCATACCCATTACTTGTTCCCACCTTAACACAAACAGAACTTGGTGAACTTCTCAAGGGTGGAGATATACCTTTATCAGTACAAGGCAAAGCGATTGACCATGCCAAGGGAAGGCTTGAGCAGGGGCTTAGTCCGTTTTACGCAAAAAGACTTACACAATATATGCCTCTTGGTCTTACAGGAGCAGCACTTGAAGCTGGTGATAGCGATGGTGTTATTAATGCATTTGTTCATGGATTTAATGAAGGTCTATTTGTAGAGCTTCCTGAAATGTTTTTTAAGGCTTTAGAATTTATGACTCCTACTTCTGCCAAGAAAGCAGGTTTTGATCCAGGTAAATTCCTGGCTGATTGGATTGAGCATAAAGGTGTTGAGTGGTTTGGTGAGCGTCAATACGAGGGGCTTGCACGTATAATATATGAAGGAACGAAGATGTTTGCTCCCAGTGTATTACCCCCTATGGGGTATTTTGCAGGGGGAAAACTTCTTCTTAAATTAGCTTCGATGCAGAAGTTTGTTGGTGCCGCAGAAAAGGCTGGCGTGGTTGATAAAGCGTTGAGGTTTGCGAAGTTCAGGCATCCTGGGTTTAAAGGTTTTAAAGACCCAAGAATTATAAAGGGCGGGCAAGCAGCATTAAAGGCACAAAAATCAATAAAGGCAGTAAGAGATGCACTGATTTTACATGCATCATTAGTAACTGCTGTTGGGCTGTACGGTGCCTCAACATACCAAAGAACGGAAGATGAAATATATAAGAGAATGGCAAGGTTAAAATCAGAAGGTAAACATGCAGAGGCAGCGGCATTAGAGGGCACATTATGGTATGCACCAGCAGCAACTGGTTCTATTGAAGCGGCTGGAGAGTTCTTTGGAACTAGATATCTTGCTAAGTTATTCAGGTTAGACCCAGAAAAAGTGGGAGCTCTAGGGCCGAGAGCGTTTGTGAAAAAATGGGCTAAAGATCTATTTAAAACAATGGGGGTAGAAGTAGGTACGGAAGTAGGTCAGGCAGGAGGCCAGGTTGGAGTAGAAAAGTATAGCAATATAAGACCTGGGGCAAATGTATTATATGAAATGATAGATGTGGTTGGCCCTACTATATGGATGACGTTAATGACAGGAGGGTTAGCTTCTCCCACTCATATGCGAGCCTTTGCAAACGAGTCCGCAGAATGGCAAGCACGTAATGATGAGGCATATAAACAAACAAAGGCTGCTAAGGAAAACATAAGCGGAGAGGCTGGGTTATGGGAAAGAGGCTGGTATACGGCTATGGACGAGGGTGAAGAGCAGGGTAGGTATGGTTATGTTGGTGAAACTACTAAATTCATGGCTGGTGAAAAGGTTTCTAAATCTCAAGCAGGTTCAAGGGAAGGGTATAGAAACAATGTAACTGGGGAGTTTATTGATATTAATGATTCACCAGCGACTCATATCAAGGGAAGGAAGAAGGAAATTACAGCGTTAAGGGCTAAAGCAAAGAAAGCAAAATTAGATACAACTAAAGAAAAGCATAATAATGAAATTGATAGACTACAGAAAGAAATAAATGGATTAGAGGCTCATACAAAATTAGAAGTAGAAGATAATAAGGTATACAGGTGGTTATCTGACGAAGAAATAAACTTCGGGCAAGAAGGAGCTGAGGGGTTTATTATAAAAAAGGCAGCTGTACTTGGCTTACAGAAGAGAATTAAAGGTAGTAAAAAAAGAAGGGATAGTATTAAAAAGAGTACGCTTAAAAACAAAGCCTCATTAGGGAAAAAACTTGACAAAGTAATAGAACGACTGGAAACTGAGTTGGGAGAGGCTAAACAACAAAGAGATGCATTTAGTAAACTGCTAAAGGAAAATAATATAAAGGAACCAACCAAGTTAAGCCAGGTGATGAATATAATTTCAGGTAAAAAACCAGGGCGCATGAGGGTGTTGGTTTATGAAGCTGACAACAAACAACTGGCTGAAGAGTATAAAGAAACTTATAAAGCATCTGCTATTAATCACTATAGTAGCCGTGCTAAATCATACGCAAGAATATATACCAGAAAAGATATAGATAATATATTTAACGAAGCCCGTAAAGGGGTGGTTAAGAATGATAAGGATATAATAAGTAACTTAAAGGATAGGTTGTCGTTGAAAGAGGCCCGTGAAATACAGATGTCCCTGTTTTATCAGGAAAGAGATTTAAATTATTTTATTGATGATATAGAGATGGAAATGGGCCCAGGAGCACTTAGCCGACAGGCAAAGATTAGGCTTGCTAAAGTAGGGCAGAGACAACAGCTTATAACTGCTACAATAAGCGGATTGGTACAAAAAGAAAGAGAAGAAGCAGGGGCAGTAGAAGGTGCACAAGGTACAGAGCCCGAAACAAAGCCCGAAACAAAGCCCGAAACAAAGCCCGAAGATGAAGCAGGGACAGAGCCCAAAAAGTCAGCGGTAGACGATGAAGAACCAGCAGGATGGTGGTCAAAGCCAGGGACCCATGACCATAATACTCAGGTTCTCAGGGCTGTACCTTTTAAGGTTTTAAAGAATGCTATTATATCTATTGGCCTTGAAGATA